TTTGCGCCAACCATGATGATAAGCACGCCTCCCAATGCCCTGCCGAACATTTCCCAAGTTGCGGCGGAGCTGGTCACTTCATCGCCCTTGAACGCTCCGAAAAGGCGGCTGACGGCCTGAAGGACGCCGGAAACGGCACGGCAGACAGGAAGAAGCATCATATCCAGAACGGCGAAGGCTTCCGCTATGACTTGCTGAAAACCGGCAAACGCGGCTTGGATTCGGAAAATGATTCGGGCGATCGTTGTTACAAGGCCGGTCAGTCCCGCCGCCTTGATGTTTTTCGCCAGTTCTCCGCGTATCGCGCCCGATCCGTCCTTGAGGTTTTGGAACAGGGCCAGCACGCCGCGCACGGTAAGGCTGATCTTGTTCCACCAGTCGGAAAGAGTGTCCGCCATGCCGCCGAAGTTCGTTTTATAGGCGAGGGCCAGCGCACCGAATACGGCGATCAGCGCCCACGCCGGAGCCCCCAGCCCCAGAAGCGCGGCCTTCAGGGGAGCCAGAACACCCGCCAGAGCCGGAGCCGCCGAAGAGCATAGCCACATGGCGGCAGAAAAGCCGGTCAGAGCAAGTACAGCAGCCGCAAGAGCCGCCAAGGTTCGCACAAGCCAGGCTCCGAAGGGAGTCTCCACAAGCCAGCGTACAGCGTCAGCCGCTACGCCAAGCCCGGAAGCCGCCGCGCTGATAGCGGGCAGGAACAGGTTCCCCACGGAAATGGAAAGATTCGAGAGCTTGTTGGAAAGAAGCTGAAGCGCGTTTTCCGTGGTCTTGCTTCGTGCGTCGAACTCTGCCTGCATGGAACCGGCGTAAAGCGCGGATTTCCCCACAAGGTCAAAGGCCTGCGAAAGGTTGCCCATGTTTTGCAGAAGCGGAGCTATTGCGCCGATGGATTCCTCGCCGAACATTCGCGTCAGCAGGGACATTTGCAGTTCTTTAGGCTTGTTCGCCAAGGCTTCCAGAACGCGGAAAATGGTTCCCTGTGCGTCCGTCTGCATATCCTTGGCAAGCTGGTTCACAGAGAAGCCGAGGGAGCGAAAAGCATTGGCCTGCGTTTCGCTCATGGCCGCACCGCGAACCAGAGTCGAGGTGAATTTCTTAAGAGCTGTCGCCGCCACTTCAGGGGAAGCGCCAGCGGAAAGGAACGCCGCGCCAAGGGCCGCCACCTGCGTTTCCGCAAGGCCGCAGCTCATGGCGGCAGCGCCTACGCGCTGAACGACTTCGCCCAAAGCCGGAGCCGTGGCGTTCATGTTGTTGGAAAGGTAGTTCACGGCGTCAGCAAGGGCATAAGTCCTTGGCAGGGTCAGGTTCATGCCTGCCCGCCAGTCGGCCAGCATCTTGCCGGACATTTCGCCCGTCAAGTCGAAGGCCACGCCCATTTTTGCCGCTACTTCGGCAAATTCGGTCAGGTCGTCCTTTGCCACGCCGGACTGACCGGCAGCCGCCACGATGGAAGCGATCCCTTCCGCCGCCATAGGTATGCGCCCGGACAGTTCCTTGATCTTCTCGGACATAGCGTCGAACTCTGCCCGAGTGTCAAAGCTGACCACCTTCGCCACGTCCGCCATAGCTGATTCAAACGCCATGGCTTTTGTGGTCGTCATGCCTAGTGCGCCCATGAGCACCCCGGCAGCGAGCGCCACCGGGGCCATGGCGGAGGCAAGATTCCTCATCCTGCGCCCCAGAGAAACAGTACCGCGCTCCACAGTGTCCATAGAACGCCGAACATGATTGAGCGGCCCGGAAATGAGGTCCACAAGGGACAGCGTAGCAAAAACGCTGAAGACTTCCATTTATGCACCTTGCCTGCTGTTGCCGTGAAAGGCCTGAGCCTGAGCCTTGAAAAAACGTTCTTCAAGCCAGAGCGCCTGGCCTAGCTGGATGCGCCATTCCTCCCAGTCTTCAGACGGGCGAGTATGGAGCCAGTAAAAGATCAGCGCATCCCCCTGACCGAACTTGTCAGGGTCGATGCTTAGTTTCCCTGTTCACCGATGCCCACGCCGCGAAGGATCATGGCGGCAAAGCTGGAAGTCACGCCGGGATACTCTTCGATATGCTGAAGAAGGGCTTCCTTGTCGTCGGGATGCACCACGTCCAGAAGCAGGTTGTGGGCGGCCTGCCCGGAGTTCTTCACGGCTTTGTCCTGAAGGCGCTTGATCTGCACCTTGGAAGGCTTGGCGAACCGGCAGGAAATGGTCACGTCCTGCGGGTCATCCGCGCTTTCACCGGCCCACGGGTCAGAGAAGGTGAGGGAAAAAGAAACGAACTTGCGGTTTTCTTCGGCCATAGTCTTATCCTCCAGAAGTTGTTCGGCGCGGGATTGCGCCTTGCTCTGAACGTACCGCGCAACAAAAAAACGCGCCCGGAAAGAGCGCGTCCTGTGCAAGAAAAAAGGCCGGTTTCCCGGCCTCTGTTTGCGATTGGAAAGTTTAGCCCATCTTGGCGGGAACACCGTTCCAAACGATAGGTTCAAGGATGGTGAACTCGCAGGTTATGGGGCCGGCGTTAGCATCGCCTTGGGAGCCGCCTGCACCATCGAACTTCGTGATCTTGCAGCTTCTCAGAACGTCCACCACGTTGCCCATATCGTCGTTGGCGTAGGCCACGATGATGGGGAACGGAGTATGGTCGTAAATGGCTCCGCCGCCAAGCGCGGCAAGCACGATCTTCAGGCGTTCCCACTCGTCACGATCCAGAACCATGGAGCCGCTGGCCTCATAGTTGCCGCGCCCATAGCCGCGAGGCACGGAGCCGCGCCCGTACCGCGCTTCGATGGTCTGGCTGTCGCTGTACTTGATCTCGGTAATGCCCACGGCCTCCCCGGAAGGCAAGGCAACGTGGATGTCTTCCCAGTCGTAGTTTCTGCCATTGATTGCCATAGTTCCCCCTTATCCTTCCATGCGCGGGTCAAAGGTCGAACCCGCGTACACATAGCGGGAAAAGAGCTTGATCGACCGCATAATGCCGATGCCGATCAGGGTCACGTCCACAGCCACGCCGTTGTTTGCGATATCCTGACCTGCGGCAATATCCACAACATAGGCGGCCAGCTCCTTGGGGTTGGCCTTGACCATGCTGTCCAGAGAATTTTCGATGTTGGCCTTCAGCGCATGGATGCCCGTCTGCGCCTTGTCGTCCACAGCAAGCGGATCCCCAGCTTCATCGTACATGGACTTCAGGGCCGCGATCCGCATGAGGCGCACAGCCTTGAACACGGTACGGAGCACTTCCTCATAGCGGTAATCGCTGGTCGCGTCCGCCATGGTCCGGGAATCGCCCCAGTACACACCGTTCAGACCGGCGTATTTCTTCGCGGTCTGGTATCCGGCGTCTTCCAGCGTTGACTGAACAGCCTCCCAGCCTTCAGGAAGAACAAGCTGGGAAATGGGGCCGTCCTTCACGCGGCCGGCCGCCCTCTGAACAGGAAGAGAAGCCACGCGGCCAGCCTGAAGTGCGCTGGCGTTGCGAAGGTGGGAAGCGCCGGTGCTGTCCATGATCTCGCCATACTGACAGCAGACAGTCACAAAGCGGCCGGCAAAGTCCTGTTTTTCCGCCAGAAGGTACGCGGCGAAGTCGTTCAGGTCTTCCCCGTCATACGGAAGCCGGGTCTCCATCTTGAAGTAGGTCGGGCGATGGGCGTTCCACAGTTCTTCGGCTTTTGTCTGTGCCGCCGCCCAGTCCACGGAATCCGTGGGGCCGGCAACGTGGACAAATTCCACATCGTACAGGGAAAGAGGGCTTTCCAGAGCGTCCATCACGTCAATGATGGAAGGCGTAGGGGCAAGAATCCGGCAATGATAGGTAGTCCCGGCGGTATAGGTCCCTTCCGGGAAGCTCAGCAGAACGCCCACACCGTCAAGCGATGCCTCGCCGTCCACAGGAATGGTGCGGACGCGCTGGAAGTTGTCGCCGCCGTCCAGAGAAAGCTGGTAGGTTCCCTCGTTCCTGCCGCCGCCCTTGACGATCTGAACCACAAGTTCAGCACCGGCAAGCACTCCGCCTTCTTCCGCGTTCACGGCGACCAGAGGGCTTTCCGCGTCGCCGATCCGTTCCACAGGGCCAACGGCACAGCGCACGGTCACGGAAAACGTGGCTCCCTCTTCAAGAACTGCCCCGGCAGGAAAGAGCAGCGTCGCGCCAGTGGCTTCACTGCCCACGCCTACGGGAAGCTGTTCGGCGGAAGCCTGAGCTTCGGAGAACGTCTTTCCGCCGTCCACCGACACTTCAAGCGTAGCCGTGCCCACTTCGCCCGGAGTCGCCACACGAACAACGATGTCCGCATTTTTCGCGGCCACGCCGGAAACGGACACAGCCGCCTTGCTGCCAATGATGACAGGCGAAGAAATATAGCCGCTCTGCTGGCCCTGAACAGGAACGGCCACGATCACCGGTTCCTGTCCGCCCGTAACCAGCATATCGCGGATATGGTCCACAAGCGGGCCGGTTCCCAGCAGGTTTTCAAGGTTGGAGCGTTTGCCTATCAGATAGGCCTTGCCCACGGTGCCCTTGGAGCATACGCCAGCCACAAGAGCCTTGCCGTCCACGCCACCGGCAATGAGGCCGGAAGCTCCGTCTTCGATAAATTCCAGAACGTCGCCCATGATTATCTCCGTCCGCCGCCGATACGGCGGGCT